CAATAAAACCAAGTGCATTAGATATCCTAAGTTGGTCAGTTATAATTGCCGACATTTTCTAACATTTTTTTGATTATTTATAACCAATTTTATGGTTCATAATCATAATTTGAGAATTTCAATGGATTAACTCTTTGAACTATTGGATTATTATCAATTAAGAAAGATTTTGGATCAATTCTCTTCGATAAATTAGAAATTTTGCCCCAACTAAATTGACCAATATCATTGATGTATGAAGCACCAAAGTCATCATATAAAGTAGAAACAGCACATATAATCCTTCTGACCAAAATATTGCCATATTTGGGACTGAACTTATTAACAGTAACTGCTGGGAAAATAACTTGATATATATTATTCAAATTTGTAGAAATTCCTATAACATTTCCTGCATTGTTATAAGTTGTGTTTGGGGAATTTGCAATATTTGCATTGCTTATAGAAAAGTAGTCTCCTAGATCCAACTGAGATACTGTAATTGCAGATCCAACAACAGTATTTCCTATGAATGCAGAATCTCTAAGAATAGAATCTTCTGGAATATATAAATCAAATACCAAACCAGGTACAACAACAGGACCAATAGGAATACTTGCAATTGTAGTAACTCCAACAATTACTCCATAGTCTCCAAAGAAAGAAACATCTGGTATTACTTCAGTCTTAACTGTGGGTGGATCGATTGAAATTTGTGGAGTTTCAATTTGAGAAACTTCAAACTGTATTGGTCTTGATAAAGGATAATTTCTAAAAGTTTCACCAATTCCAGGATTATCAAATACATCAACTTCTAAAATATCACCAACAGAGTATCTAAATCCTTTATTCGTAATATTAATATTAGTCCTATCAATTATGAAGTTTTGAGTAATTGGATCAACTAATAGGTTAACATCAGCAGATGCGTTTTGACCAATACCAGTCTTCGTTTTAAGTCTGGCAGAAGTAAAGGTACTGTTTGATGAATTTAAAGTTTCTGGAAAACCAAGACCTTCAGTTTTAACTCTTAAAGATTTTATTGGACCATAAGTATATCCTATTCCAGAATTTGTTACTGTTATAGAATTTACGGACCCAGAAGAAATAGTTGCTGTTGCTGTTGCAAACTCTGTAGAATCCAATGTTTCAATATCGGCAACAAATCCAGATTCGAACAGATTTATTTCTTCACCAACTTCAAATATATTCAAACTTGTTGGGATAACTTGAATAAAATTATCAGATGTAATTCCAGCAAGAACTCCAGAAGCACGACTATTTCTACCAAGCAAAAATTCTCCAATAGTCGCTGTCGAAATTCCAGTTGTGGATATAGTACCAACTATATTATCAATATTGGTCAATCCAATTCCAATTGGAGATGGATTTGTAAAATATGGATATTGAATAGAAACATTTGGAGCAGTTGTATAACCTTCGCCACCATCAAGAACTAAAATGGAAGATACCTCACCATTAACAACCTGACATGTTCCAATTGCAGGTGATTTTTGTTCTTGATCAATTATTTTAATCAAATTTCTTTCTTTATCCTCAATAGTTTCTGCTGCATTATCAAAGAATGGTTTCAATGTGTCAACATAAAATTCAGTTGAAGATGGAGTTATTTCTGATATTATTTTTGCGGAAGGATATATACTTGCCTCATTATAAACTCTATCTTTTCCAATAAATTGCCCATCAATAACAAGATCTTCAGTTTGTTTTGATAGTAAAACAGGTCTTAACAAATTAAAGTCTTCGACAATACCTTTGTCAGAGTAAATAAAAGTATTTGCAAAGTCGGATGCGACAATATCAGAAACAATTCTTTCATTCTCATTTAATTTTTTAACATCATTTGTAATAGTTAATGAATCTCCAATTTTAACATTTTCTAAAACATCAACATCAATTACATCAACATCACTATTTCCTCTATAGAATATTATAGTGACAGTGTCTCCAAATTTTGGAGGTTCTGGGAACACTATAATACTTCCGCCATTAAATTCATATCCTTCACCAGGAACTTGGAGAATATCATTAAATAGAACTATTAAAGTTGCTTCGATATCAATTGCAGATCCTTTTTTAGCTCTAATGGACTTAATTTCTCCATTGATTTTGATTGGGAAAATCTTTCTTCTATTATCGAATAAATCGTCGAATTTATCAATAACTTGAAGATCACCGATAGACCAAGAAGAAAACTTAGTGTCATATACATCATCTATGAATATTTGGAATTCACTAAATGGATATTGCGTATTTGTGGGTATTCCAATCAATCCATCAGTTGGAATTGTTAATATCTCAAAAGGTCTATACCCATATCCATTATTTACAAATTTAAAGTCAATAACACTACCATCTTCACCAACTAATATATTTAATTTTGCACCAGTTCCAATTCCTATAGAAGGAGAATCTGAACTATAAATTAATGGAATGTTATAATATCCTATAGGCGAATCAAATTCAATATTTGGTGGCGAAAATCTTCTGATAGTTACTACATCATTGGAAGTAATTGTTGATAGTGGACTGTCAAGTGTAATGAAAGTATTTCCAATTCCCGTAATTTTTACATTAAAATCTGAATTTACTGTAATATAATTATTAATATTATTAATATTTTTAATATTATTAACATAAAGAACAGTTGATCCAGCAGCAATTGATTCAGATGCTCTTGTGTCAAATACATCATAGAAAGAAGTAAATGCAATTCCAGGATCAACAAAATTTATTGAAGTTGAAATTGATCCTGAAATTACAGTTGTAAATCCAATATAATTTACGTCATAATCACCACTACTTTCCGTTCTAATTCCAATATCAACTATTTCTGTAGACAATTCTGTTAGTTTTACTGAAATTCTGGATCCTGCAGGAATATCTTCATCTAAAGCACTGGATAGTGTAATTGTAGAAGCAATTGGATCATATGCAGTAATTTCCACATCATTATATACCGTACCTATTCCAGTACTACATAATGCTCTTGAAGAATATGGAAGTTTGTCAAATAAACTTTTTTCATCAACGACTTCTAAAGTAAATGTTCCAGAAACTGCAATAGAAGATGTAGAAACAAAAATTTCTTTACCATCAACTAATCTATATCCACTTCCAGTAGAACCAATAGTTATGTTTGAAATTGATCCAGTATCATCAATAGTGACTGTTGCGCCAGCAGTTTTTAATGGTTGATATCCAGAACCAAATGTAGAACCAGTGCTAACTATTATGCCACCAACGGGAAGGTTTGTTGAATTAATATCATCAAGATTTGAAACTTCATCCTGTTGCTTAAAGATTATTGTTGTTTCTCCTCCAAGGTTTCGACTTAGTGTAAACGAACCTTCTGGATTACTATCCTCATCAAAAGGAGTTTGAAGTATATTTTTAACCAGAACAAACAGGTTTGATGTTGAAATACCAGATACTGGTAAACCTTTCTCCTTCAAAATAAACTCACTTGTAATTCCAGTAAATTCTTCAGAAAGACCATCTAATAAAATATTGTCAGAGTATGTTGGATTTTCTCCATTAATTTCTCCACTTTTATTAAATATTCTTCCGGAGAAAGAAGAACCAGTAGAAATTCCAACAAAATCAACTTCATCTGGTTTTGGATTTTTTGGTGTTATTGGAAGTGGACCATATGGAGGATCATAGAAATGGATTGTATTGTCAACAATATTATAATCTCCAACTAATTTTGTACAAGCAGTACCAACAGTATGGACTCCTGGTAATGATCCCAACCAGAATCTATTAACAAGTAGTGTATTCGTTGCACCAAATCCAACAACTTTAACTCTGAGAATTTCATTATCTACTTGGAAAACATCTCCACCAATAAACACATTTGGATTTGTTACTTTAACTCTCACATCTTTCAGTCCTAAAGGTTCTGCCAAAGTTGTTTCGAACGAAGTTGAAACAATAGGTGCCTGAATCATATTATCAATAGTAATTAATGATCTAGAATTTCCTCTCTTACCTGTTAATGTATGATTTGTTCCTGTCCCATAACTCACCAAATCCAGATATTCAGGAACAGATCTTAATGCCTGAGATGCCGATGCAGAAACTCTTATATTAATATCGTTTTCTTTAATAATGTAAAGAGTTGATGGAAGTATATCTGTTACACCTATTCCCGGAATATCAGTTAATGCAATTCTAATCGGATCATCTCCATTTGGATCATATACAACTTCTTCTCCAGTACTAAAATAATGATTTGGTATTTTAATAGTGTCATCAAACAAATTAACTGAAACAAAACTAGAAGCATTGAAAACTCTTCTTAAAATGCGATTATTTTTATAGAATAGTTCAAATGATCTTCTAATTGCATTCTGAGTTCCAATATAATCTGTAGTATATGAATTAATTTGAGACTCATTTAATGGTAATATAAGTTTATCTGGAGTTTCTGGTGCTTCCGTAATTGTCTTAACTCCCTGATAATAATATCTAATGCTAATATTTCTATCTGGCAGTGGAGTAAAGAATAATCTACATCTATTTCCTACAATTTCTGTTGTAATTGTTCCAAGTCCAACTAAAGAATCGTCACTAATAACAGAACCAAATTGAGTTTCATATACATCCAAATCATTATTTACAGTTGTAAGTTCTAGAGAATTGTATATACCATTAGTCGTGTCTTCAATAGAGAGATAATAATATGCACCACCATATACTAAAGTATGCTGATGAACTTCAACTTTTGTGGGAGAAGGACTTAATGGAATGTTTACAAATCCAGACTCTAATCTAGTATTACTTAATGCTAATAAACCTGATGTTGTTCTTGTAATATCTGCAACAGAAATATTTAAAACATTAACTTCTAGTGTTGATCCATATGCAACTGTAGGAGTTGCATTGACAATTAAATCTGATCCCAAGATTTCTGCACTATAAGTTGCAAATCCTATTGGGGGATTTACCGCTTCTGTATACAACTTTCCATATTCGGTTATGTAAACATCTGTTCCATTATGAGTGAGGTTTAGTTCTACAGATTCTCTAAATTGACCAGTTTGGTCATTTAAAGTAACTAGAACCTTGGAGGATCTATTTGAAAGATGAACTGTTGATATTCCAATTGTATCAGTTGACCCGCTAGGAATAGTTGTTTTTTGGTTGTCTATAGTTACAATATTGCCCAATTCGTATGATTCAGTTGTAGTTGATCCTAGACCAACAAAAGTATCGAACAAACTATATGAAACCAACTCAATATCAAAATCATTAAATTCAAAATCAAAAGGATTAAAAGTAATTTCTCCAAAATTTCCATTAATTGCAAATTCAAAATTACCAAGTTCCTCTAGAGTATCTAATCTTCCATATTGATTAACATATCCATTTAAATCATCATGTATTATGGAAAGTATTCCAAACTGCCTTTCATTAAAGAACAATTTATCTTTAACGTATGTAAAATATTTTCTATACCTAGTTTGGAAGATTGGGAATCTATCTGCAACAACAAATTTTTCTTCCCTTGGAATGTTATTAAATTCGCCACTAAAATCATCTATTGTCAAAACTCTATTTCCAATAGACTCTGCAAAATCTTGAATTGGAATCGTATTGAATACAATTTGGTCAGATGCAATTCTTCCATCAAGCAAATATGCATTTTCCGAAACCATATCGAAATCCACATAAGAATTTAAATCAACTACCGAAATTAAATCGGAAACTGAGTTTAACTCTGAATATGAAATTGTGGTTTTATTTTCTTCCCCAGTAAAAGATTCAACCTCAAAAGTGGAGAATTTCTTAAATCCAGAAACATGATTGAGACTTGATACTGCATCTTCCCATTCAGAGAATTGTGTTTTGGATTTTAAGTCATATGAGAAGTATTGATAATAGAAACTATCCTGAATTCTTTGACTATTATCATTGAGGAATCCTATATTAGTGTCCCAACCTCTAGTAACTTCAGCTGAAGAACTTGTCTTATATTCAGATTCATAGAATTGTACTGTTCCAACAACTCCAGTTAAGTTTGAAGTCCTTCCTGTGATTTTATCACCAGTTACAAACTTATCATCGGATAGAATGCTAACAAATTCATTATCCCTATCCCAATACTCAACAATACCAGTAAATCCACTAGTACTAGTGACTTGTTCACCAAGAATAAAATTATTTTTTTGGAGAGTTATATTGAAAGTTGGAAAATAACTTTGAGGAACAACATATCCAAAAGAATTGACTGGTCTATAATCTCCTGGAATTTCATCACCTTCCAAGTAGTCAGTCATATCAATTGAGAAACTTGCGCCACTGCCACCGATAGCTTTGTTTACATTTTCTACTGTAAATAAAGCATATCCATAATTTTCGGAATTGATTCCTTTTACATTTTGATTTATAGTAACCTCATTTGTAATAGGATCAAAAATAATATCATTAACTCTAAAGTTTTCCAATAAAACTTTATCTCCATCATCAAAAGGAAAATCTGCTTCACTGCTGAATGATGGATTTAGTATGAAAGTTAATACCTTCGAATCTACATTATATGATACACTTCTAACGCTGATTCCGTTTGAATTATTGATTGGCACAATAATTGGAGTCTTATTAAAAAGACCAGAACTATTTTGAATAATTTCAACCTTATAATCTTCTGGAATAAACTTCAACTCTGATTGAGAATCAAACTCATTTGTCAATCCATCAAGAACTATTAAATTCGGTATAAGAGTATAATCTTTACCAATAGTTAGCACTTCAATATCTTTAAATATGCTTAATGGCTCTACATTAATTAATTGGGGCAAATTGCCAGTTGGTCTCAAGCTATAATCTACACTATAATCAAATCCAATATTTTGAACATCTACTTTTTTAACAAATCCAATTTTTCTACTGGAAGGAAATAATAATGCTCCGGTTCCAGTTTTTGAAGTAATTGATGTAATTCCTGGCAACACTCTGTACTTTCTATCTCTAGAAAGTACATCCACTTTAGAAATGGATCCAGTTGTTGAATATGAGGATGTATTATATGAAAGTGAGGAATTTGTTTTTAAGTAAGATGTTTTTTCTGGTCTAGTCGATATAAAATATTCAAAATAATTTGAACCGGTAGATTTAACTCTTTTTCTTCCAGAATATACACTATCCAAAACGAACAAAGTGCTGTCATTTTCAATATTCTCATTATCAACCCTATATTCAGTTTTAGAATCCGGAATGTTTAAATTTGTATTTGCTAAAGATAACTTATAATAAAGTTTTTTTGGAGTATTTTCATTTATTTGCAGCCTTAATTTTGCAAAATTTTCAACTCCAATTTTACCAGATTTTGTTACAGTAAAAGAATCATCTTTTTCAGATTTTATAAACTTATTTACAAAATTTTCATCGGAATATAAATCAAAATCAAAAGCAGGAACAGAATTTGCGTTATTTACAAATGATAAAGATTTGTCAGTCAGGTCAAAGTTTATAATTTGGTTTTTATATAACTCTATTGATGGATTTACTTGAGAAATTTCTCCAAATGAAGTAATTGTAATATCAATAACACTAGGATTTTTTGAGATAGAGTCCTGATAAGTTTCAGAAAGACTGAAACTATTATCATCTTTAACAACAATATAGAAAATTTTATTATTTTCTATTGAAGAAGTTAAATCATCTGTGGTGTGTATAACTTTTTCACCAGTAGAGTATCCATGATTTGAAATTGGAATTGTATTATCTATTGGATTTGTTTGAACAAATTCTTTAGGTTCAAATACAAGTCTTCTATTTTCATCATTATATTTTACAATAAAAGTTTTTTCTGAAGTATCTTTTACTTTAATATCGACAGATTCATTGTAAAATAGAGATGGGTCTTGTAAAGTTCTTACTCTTGCAACATTTTTGGCAATCTTACCAACCAAAGTATCCGAATTATCTGTTCTAATACTGTGATATTTTCTAGATCCAACGTTAGTATAATAAAATAAAGTTGCATTGGACACTGGATTCAGATATTCACCGGTTGTAGTTAACCCCACAATATCTGTGGAAATTCCAATATAATTTTGATCGAACACATATGCATACAAATCACTAGGATCAGTCAAAGGAAATTCATTTATTTTGTCTTCCGACACTAAAATTTGAGATCCTGTATTATTACTGTATACAATTTTATCACCAGTTTTAAGTCCATGATTTGGCAAATATATTTGCCTTGTATTAATATTTCTAACAATCCATTTTTGAACGTATGATGTTACTCCAGTCCCAACAATAGAATTTATTTGTGTTGTGGATAAATCGCTTACATTATAGTCTATTGTTATAGAACTAAATCCAACATTAAGAACTTCAACTTCTTCAATATTGTCAAATTCAGTGTTAGATGATCCTGTCAAATTTATAAAATCGCCAATTTTGAAGTTTGATGAATTTATGAAATTGTTAAACACTAAACCAACTTTAGGTTCGGGATCTCCAGATACTAAAGTATCGGTAGAAATTCCAACTTGATAATTTAATGGATCAATTTCAAGTAAAATATTTGATATACTTCTTTCGCCTGTACCAATACCAATAGAAACTGAAGGATCAAAATATATTTCTTTGTTTATTGGATAATTTTTATCCCCAAAAAATACTGGAGATGAAACATCATCAACAGCAGAAACTTCAAAAAATCTTGGTTTTTCAACTAAAATTGATCCAGCTGGATGGGAAGCAATTCCAGCAAGAGTTCTTAAAATTCTTATTTGGGAATTTTCCGGTATGACATTTAGAACTTTAAATTCCTCATCACCAATTTGATAAATGTCACTTGGTCTTATGGCAGATTCCTTTAAATTTCCATTTACTGAGATTAGTTTTGGTATAAAATTATCTGAGATTCCTCCTACATCAATTTGTTCATTTAATATTAATTCGTTTGTAAATACAGTAATAGTTGAACTAATATCTTTTTTTCTATTTGTAAGCAATTCATCCAATCCAATTATTGATATAAGGTCTCCATCATTTAGATTATGTGGATCAGATGATACGCCAATAACAGAATTTGAAAAACTAGAAGATCCAAATTCAACATTTGGTATTTTTGTGGATATTAAAGATATTTCCTCAACTTCTTTTCCGGAAATTTCGGATACTTCAGCAAAAGATTCATTTCCAAATTCATCTTTAGCAAATTTAATTTTATCACCTACAGAATAATTTTCTCCTCCGGATATTATAGTAACTTCATCAATTATACCTCTTTCAGTTCTAGATACTTTGTTTAATTGATCTTCATAGTCAATAGGGTTGAATATAAAATCATACCCTGCAGTATCACTCAAAAGTTTATACTTATTTGTATTTCTAACCAATCCCAAATCTTCAAAAGATGCCGAATTTTGACTACTATCAGTAGTACTATCAAAATTAAATTCAATAGGAGTAGATTTGTATTGATTTCCAATAAAATATGGGAAAATAGGTCTTAAGTATTTTTGGCTGAATTGAGTATCAACTTCTCCCAATGTTGAAAAATACGCATAAACTCCATTAGGATACTCCGGAGTTACACATAATCTTCCATTATATTCATCAAGATCACCACTATCAAAGTATGAATAATCTTCGACAAAAAATCCTATTGGGAAAAAAACAGTACTTGGTCTATTTGGTTTTAAAGAAATAGAATAACCAGACTGCATTTTTTTAACTAATCCACCTCCAACTGGATTAGTAAATCCAAATGGACCATAAATTGGATTTCCATCGTATGCCCAACCTATAATTGGAGAGTGTGTAGTTGATTCAGAAGACTCATTTCCATTAAAATCTACTTCCAAATCTTTTTTATAAAAAATTTGATCAAGTTCTATTCTAGAAACTAAAAGATTTTCTCTTAATTTTCTTGGTGCATATGAATGTGTTAATTGAGTAATTCTTTCACCATCTTCATTTTTAGTATCATAAAGAAAAATATCATTTGATGTAATCTCATTTTTAAAGATCGATCTTTCTACATTATTTACATTCCATCTTTGTATAGAAATATCAAATGCTGCTCCAGATCCAGAAGATACAACTCTAAGAGAAGTTCCATTGGAATCATAGTTTATTCCTTCCGATGTAACTACTACATCAATAATCCTACCATTGGAAATTTTTGGTATCAAATTAGCACCAGATCCAATACCATCAATTTCAATAGTAGGAGTGGAATTATAATTAGATCCACCATTAACAATCAATACTCTTTTAATTTGTCCGTTTACGATAATTGGACTTAACTCACATCCAGAACCATTTTTTACTTCAATTAATGGTTGTCTATTATAATTTAATATATTTTCCGATCCATAGTTAGATCCGCCATTTTCAATCGATGTTGAGAAAAGTTCACCAGAAAATGATGGTATAATTTTAGCACTAATATCATCTAAAGGTAGAGATCTATTTTTAAAATCGCCAACTATTTCAACTTTAATTGGTTGATAATTTAGAATATAAGGACCTACACCAAAATCAGTAAAATTGACAAATATGTTTCTATTTAAATTAAATTCTTTTGGATCTGAAGGATTTGTATTAATTCCACATAGTCTAAACTCGTTATTATCAACAACGCTGACATAATATTCAGTATTTGTAGTTAATCCAGATATAGAAGTTCCTTCAGAGTTATATACAACTATTTCGCCAGTTTTATATCCATGGTCATCAATTTTTATAGAATTTCTATAAAGATCTACATTTGAGTTTTTAAATGTAAGTTTTTTATTTGTATAATTTTTTCCAGATCGTATTACTCTAATAGATCCAATCTTTGATTTTTTATTAACACTTTTCAAATAATGTTTTCCGGGAGCAAGGGAAGTTAAAATTATTGGGTTTGTTTTATTGATAGAATCCAAGAATGTTCCATAAACTTTTAACGTAAAATCAGAATCTGGGGAGATAAAATAATCGACATCTCTTTGCAAACCTTCAATTGGAACATCTGTATAATCATATCTAACCCTTTCACCCTCATAAAACTTGTGCTTTAAATTAAATGTGATAGTATAATTTGACAAATTTACTTGATTACTCTCAGCAATAAATTCCACAAAATGATCAAATACAGTCATATTTGGAACTGCTATAGCATTTGCACCATTTCCACCCGATATTCTTATTTCGGGAATGCCATCATAATCAAATCCACCATCCAAAACTTCAATTTTATTCAGAGATCCTCTGATATGTGAAATTACCGATGCACCAGAACCTGATGAATCTATAATATTGAGAATTGGTGGATTTATAACATCATATCCACTTCCAAAAGATTTTGGTTCAACTTTATCAACAGATCCATAATATATAAAATCATTTGACTTATAATTTTGAATTTCTACTCCATTGGCAAGAATGCCAATATTTCCAGAAGGAGTTAAACTTCTTTCATTTGGTTCTAATGGTTTTGCAATTTTTTTGAAAATATTTTTTGGAGATATTGATCTATTGAAATTAGATTGCTCATCATCAGTAGTATTCTGGAAGAAAATTAGTTCATTTGTAGATCTAAAAAATTTATTTTGGGACCCCACCAATCGAGTTGTTGAGTTGGATAATCCAACATCGAGAAATATATTATTGTCAATATTATTTCTACTACTAGAAAGTTTTATTTGAGTCGAATTATTAAATGATCCAAGAACTTTTGCATAATAAATTCCTTGATCAATATTTAAAGAATTTCCATCAGGTCCAGATTGATAATAAAGAGCATCTCCAGTAACAAATGAATTTTTTCCAATATTTAAAATTTTATCAATTTTTTGAGAATCATTGGCATTAATTTCTTCAGTGATAAAAAAGTCTTCGCCAAGAGTTATAGTTTCATCACTTAATGCAATAGATTCTTTTCCATATTTTGGCAATGATTGGGAAGAAACATATAGCACATCATCTGTTCCTTTATATACATTTTGAACATCAGTAACATAGATATCATTAGATTCTGGAAAAGTTTGAGAGTTGTAAGTAAACTTAAACTTTCCAGATTTTCTTTCAATTTTATATTTTTGAGAAGAATCAAAATTAAGAGGTAATGAAATATTTAAAGTGAAAATGTCTTTTACAGATTCAACAACCGCATCATAAGTCTTCAAAGGTCCAGTGATTGATGTTAGTATTGCTTCATCTCCAGCATAAAATATATGATCATCATACAGAGAGAGTGTATATATGCTATTTTGCTGATTACTAATTGAAATGGATTTAATATTATAAGAAGGTGATATATTAAATTTCCAATCATTGTACTTTGATTCTTTGAGATCTTTTCCCAAAGTTCTCAAATTAACTCTATTTCCACTAACAATATACCTAGAATTTGGATCAACTACTGCTTCGGATAAAACCCCTGTAATTCTAAACTTGATAGGATTTTCGTCATCACCAAAAGTCAATCCACCTTCACAAGTATAATTCAAATAAATGTTTGTTTTCTTTGAAATGCTTCTTGTTACCAGACAACCTAAAAATTGATTTAAATTTTTTCTTTCATACGTAATTGTCTGGGTTGTATTGTCATCATAGTATACTATGAGAGATCCATTCTTTTCTGGAAATCCATATGTACTATCTACAGTTATTTGAGTTGATCCCGGAACAACATCTTCAACAATTATTGTTTTTGGACCAATTACAAATTCTCCATAGACTGATCCTCTCAAATTAATATCTTTATTAAAATCAAAATCAAGACCTAAGATATAATAAGTCTGTTCTTCTCTATTGATTGTTTCAACTTTATTGACAGTTCCATAAGCAGAAGAAATAAATTCTTTGCCATCTACAATTAGAGTATTTTGAAATATTGTAGTATTAACAAGATCTTTTGGATCACCATCGATTGCTTCAACAACTAATTGCTGATTTTTTCTATATTGAGCATCTGAAGGTCTAATCAGATAATCCCTTGGTTTAATTACCTGAACATCGTCACCAAATAACGCTTTAAATAATATTTTATACGAAGCATCTGTTCCCTTTGCAGTATAAAAATCCTTTAATTGCTTTATCAGTATATTTTTATTGATTTTTAAGGAAGAACCGCTAAAAAAGGATCTATCTTCAAAACCTGGAGCAAACTGAGATTTTATTTTTTTAAAAAATTCATTAATGAATAAAATATTCAAGTTTTTAACAGTAGAAGAACTTGAATGCTTTTCTGCACTTGTTGATTCAAATTCTAATCCATTTTCATAAGAAGTAATGCCACTAAAACCTCTAATACAATCATTGAAGGATGAATAACTTTTTGACTTGTAAAAAATAATTTCACCATCAATTTGAATCAATCCATGTGTATCAGGAAATCCCAATGTATTTTTAACAAAAATGCTAGTGTCGGAAAAAGAAACATCCTTAGTTAAAGTTGTAGTTTCAATTAAATTAGTAAGATTGTCAAGTTTAACATACTGGTCAATATTTTGAAGTATATCTAAAACCCCTCCCTTATACTCAAGTCCAGAATAATATTCTACAAATAGACTTTCAACTAGAGGATAATTTTCCCTAACGAAATTGGGAAGTTGGTTTTTTACAACATTACTAATTTTAATCCTTGATTTTTGCATTTCTATTATTCTCTAATTAATTTTCCATTCGTATAACTTGAGGTTGTAATATAGTTACTTCCGGAAATATCATTTCCGGAAGAAATATTGTCAGGAACAGAAGTGACTGTTAGTTTATTAGTATCAAGTTGTAAATATAAATCTTGCAATCCAATGACGTCATTGGATTTTGGAGTCACTGAAATTTCAACAATGGATTCTCCACTATCTATAACAGTTGAAACTATGTTAATTGGATTTAAAAGTACCTCACCTTTCACATAATCTACAGTTCCTACAGATTGTCTGACCTGTATTGGATTTTCGGATTCTGTTGATAATTTAAACAAAAATAGATTTCCAGTTTTCTGGTCTGGATTTGGTTTATCTGCAATATAAACTACGCCAGTAATTCCAGAAACAGAAAAACCAGAAGTTTTTATGTTGTATCCACTTAAACTATTGATATGAATTTGGTTACCAAAACAAATTTCATATTCTGCAAATTGATTAACTGATGCTCTAAAATCCCTTCTTAAAGAAACTTTTGTAATATTTGAAGTGATTGACTTGTCACTCTGATCAATTATATTCAAAACTTTACTATATTTAAATCTGATATCACTCTGATCAGACTCAAGAGATTTTGAATATTTTTCTAAATTAGAAATTACTTTATTTTTTGGAGTTTGACCATTATCAGTTAAGTTTTCATTATAATAAATTGTACTATCAAGTTCAATGTATAAGTATTTTAAATCAATAACATCAACTACAATTCCAGCAACAGTATATTTTCTAAGCATATTCTTCAAATTCTGAGCTGCACTTGAAGATAAAAATGTTCCACTTTGAGGTTTGACCGCGACAAAAACTTTTCCATATCTTGGCGGATTTAAATCTTCTCCACCAAAAACGTTTACAGATTCTAATTCTGGAAAAATTCTTGGAACAATTGCCTTGAAGTCATTTGCTGTTACTGCTCTATTTTGTGAAGAGTAGTATTTTGGCGAATAATTTCTAATTGATTGAACAGATTCAATCTCATTACCACCATAAGATGTAGTATTTGTTTCAATTGTGGAGATTCCCCTAGTAACTAAACCAGTATTAGAGTTTAATTTTCCAGTAAAGGTAAACTGAGATAGATTATTTCCAAGTGGTCCATTAGAAACAACGTATGATGCTTTAATTAAATTATTATTTTCTAATTTATTTCCAAAAATTCCATCTCCAAAAATTAATTCATATTTTTGATCGGCAATTTCTTGAATGAAAAATATCTTTGAATCTGATTCAACATCAATAATATCTTGTGCTAACTTATATCGAGTTGAAATCGTACTTAAAGAATTTTTAAATACAGACACTGATAAAGTGCTTATGTCAACATTTGCATTGTCAATAATATATCTTTGAGGTGGATTAGGTATTAATGAACTTACGAAAAACTCACTTGATAACAAAGTTCCTTCACAAATTTCAATATTATCAAAGAATGCAATTCCATTTACAACAGGAACTGTAATATCTTCTTTTATGACAAAAGTATAACTTTCCCCACTAAAATCAGATTCTGTAGTGCATACAATTCCTTTAGATAGAGTTACAATTCTTGGAATTGATGGATAATCAGATACATCAACGAAAAATGATATATTTGCTTTTGCTGCAGTTCTTGATCTTGGAACATAACCAATATTTCTTGCTAGTGAAACTACATTTTCTCTAAGAGTTGCACTATCAATAAAAACTTCACCGCTAACCATGTTAGCATTGTATGAAGAGATGTATGTATTATAAGCAAGAATATCTATCAAGACCGACAAATTCGATCCTTCAAAATCATAATCCGTAAAATCTGAACTTGATCGAAGGTAATCTTTAATTGATGACCTTATTTGATCAAAGTCTAAGTCTGTAAAATTTATTATTGCCATTTATCGGGTTGGCTGTAATACAAAAACTAACTGTTGTGGTGGAACATCTATACCTATAATGTTATATCTAATAGTAACATTAAATTCATTGTTATCAAAATTAGGTTCAACCAAAACTTTCGTTAAAGAAACTCTTGGTTCATAAGATCTAATAGTACTTTCAATTTGAGATTTAATTGTACTTGCAGAAATTGCATCTATATTTTCAAACAGCGACTGGCTAATGTCAGATCCAACATCTGGATTAAAAAATCTTTCCCCTGGTAGGGTTAATACTAAATTACGAACTGACCTAGCAATCGCCGTTTCATTCTTAAGAGCCAAAACATCGAAAGTCAATGGACTGACCTGAAGAGATAAACTAATATCCTTGAATGATTTACTAATTCTCTCTAAAGGCATTTATATAAAGATATAGTCTCAAATTATTTATTAAGGATTTTGACCGTAAAATGGTTCAGTCCCATAAGACCAATCATCATAGTCATTATCATTGCGAATTTTCTCATGAATTTCATTCTGGTGAGCAAAATCGTGCTTTTTTGGAGTAATATCGTCGTTATTAATCTCCCTGAGCATCTGTTTTTTAGAATCTGATGATGTTTTGCACCAATAATCAGTGATCAGACTCGTTGTTCCCCAAATTTCTTTCATATAATTTACGTCCCTATCTGGATTTGGTTGAATTGCCATCTGTTTGTTCCTTTTTTGAGGGTTAAACAGAACTTTTTAAGGGGTTTCTATCCCTTTTGAGGTATTTTATGGTCTTTACCTAGAATTTCCTCAAGCAGTTCCTTGTTCCAATGCTCATAATATTTGGTTTTTGATAGATTTTCTCTAGATTTTTCTAATTTTTCTCTAGATTGAGATAAAATTAAATTATATTTACCATTATTTGTTTGAATACCTTGTATAAAAGTTTTATAATGACCACAATCCTCTAAAAATATGTAGTCTTTGTAGATATTATTGTAGATTTCGCACCACATCTGTATTGCAGAAGCATCTAGGTAGTCCTCAACAACAAAAATGACGACATCATACCCCTTTAAAGGCATAATATCGTCAATATTTGATAGTATAATTTTATAAGAAGCAGTTGAAGAGAAGGGGCAAATTGCAAAATTACCCAATTCGGGTCTTAATTTTGATATTTTGAAGATCCAATTCTGGATATGCTCTTCAATTTCCTTCATTTTGGATTTCCCCCTCTTCTTTTGCCTCAAAAGAGAGACTTTGGATGACCGGATATAAGAATCAACCCTGTCCCCTACTACGCTTACGTGCTTTATTACGAGAAGTTGCAGCATACTTGGTATGTTTGCCAGAACCCTGCCGTGTTTTTTTGGGTTTTGATTCAATTAAAACACCACCATTAAAAGAAGGTCTCTTAGCCATTTACAATTTCCTCCAATTTAAGTTCATTCGGATCAATTTCAACACCCTCATAAAATTCATATGAAAGTTCTGAAAGGACTTCCGCACATTCTTCATGAGAAAGTCCTGTATACATTATTTCCCCTTTGTAGAGAATATTAAACATTATCAGATAATACGAGTCTTTTCGTGCCCAACGCGAATGCGAGGATCACACCAAATCTCATATCCCTGATCTTTTGCATCAAGACAGAAGGAAACATCCTCTCCACACATATCTTGTACTGCACCAGATTCAAAAACTTGCATCTTCGGAGCAAACCAAGGATATTCAAGATTCTCAAAGACTCCATTCTGAATTAATACCCAACCAAATCCTGTATAATCAACAGTAAATGGTTTCTTACGCTTACTGATACTCTCAACAGTTTCGTGATTCATCACACCACCATTGTTACGGAAATCATCTTCCTCTAACCAATGTGCTACAGAAGTTGTACGACCATCTTCTGTCGCATACCATCCAGCAACAATACCACGCTGCTTAGATGTATCAACAACTCCTTCATCATCAATTGCTTCAGCAGGAAATGCCAAATCACAAAGTTGCCAAAACTTCTCAGTATTGAAAACAATATCACTATCAATCCATAGTTGATAATCATATTGCAACTTACCGTCCCAAGGAACCTGATTTGGACCCCTCAGAACATTCGCACCAAGACACTTGCAACGCGCAAAGTTTACCATTGATGAATAATCTTGAGAAATCTGTATTCCACATCCATTTTGTACAAGATCAAAACAGAGTTGAACAAATGACTTCAAGAATGTATATGAACATCCACGCCCTGGTAGACAAAATACAATGCTCTTGCCCCGCATTCTTTCCTTGATTGCATCAATATCCCAATCCTCAGATGTCTGAATACTGGGAGCTTTTGCTTTAACTGTAAATCCTTTTGCCATGAGTAATAAAATCCTTCAGATCAATTTTATCGTGTTATTTATCTTTTGTAAACCCCCCTTCAAAACGAAGACTCAGATACTGTTTTTTTATTTACGATTAGTTCTTCGTAATTTAAATCCTCTCTCTGATACTCGCTTGAAGTCAAATCTACAAGTGTAAGTAGAGTATTCCAGGTATTGTAAAACTCATCCTCCTTGAGTGAGTAATACAAACATTTATCCTTTGCATATATGTGATAAACTTTTTCTAACATATTGAAATCTTTATTGTCTCAATGCATTATATATCATCACTACAATAGACCCAAATAAGACCATCAGCGGAAATCGAAATACATTGAATACTTTCTCAGGATATCTTATGATCCATCCCGCAAAAATAACTTTCCAAAAACTCCAATACGGTTTACGTTTACTCATTCTTATATCTTAAAATTTTTTGCGCGAAATTTTTTTTATGTTTTTGGAATCCATAGGGCGTTTTAGAAATCCATAGAGGGTTTTAGAGGGGGTTTTAGAGGGGGTTTTAGAAATTCTTAGAGGCACATATAGACCTCGTGGGGGCATACTTTTATAGCTTATTGGTACCTTAAGAAAATAATATACGAGGGCCGCCTTATACTTAAGGGGCAAACTTTTTTCTAACTGGCTGTCACGAATGCTCCGAACGAATGAGATATGCACCCATTCGTTCGTGAGGTGCTAAGTGTCAACGAAGGGCAGATTTGAGAGCAATCTCATCGGGGCGAAGTTGCCCTGCTTTGAGTCTACCATTGCCGCCAGTGGAGTTGTTCCAACGGGTTCCACATCCGCCAACACGAGTCATAATCAAATCGGATTTGCGGGGTTTACGGGCAGGCAAACGAGTTACCTTCACTTTCCCCTGAATCTCTGCGATGAGAAGGTCATCGGAGGCAGCAGCAGCAAGAATCGAAAGATCAGTCATTTTCAGAGGAGGGTATCAGTGAGAAGAAAAAAAGGTGAGCAGAGATTAACCCTGCTTCCCCACGTAGTCTGTATGTAACCCAGCAAGTTCAGCAGTGGGGTATCCATCGACGTCCCAACCACGGGTGTGAGAATTCGCTTGAGATTTACCCTTGGCAACGTTAGTCCCAACCCAGATGGTTTGGCGGGTGTTGATGTCGGTTGCCATTGTCCAGAGTGCCATCGATTGCTCCTTTGTTTGCTTCCTGTGTATCCTACAGCATCAGGGGCACCTCAGAGCACCCCCGACACACTTTGAAATGTTGACTCAGAACTCCACAGGTTGCAGAGTGGGAGTCGAAATTGCCGCATAATGTGCAGCGCACTCATTGATGTTCTGATCTTCGATTGCGGAAACCATAGTGTCAAGGATATTGAGGATTTGACTCCCATCCTGACCCTGGCGAAGCATACCGAGAAGAGTCGAACGATTGAACATTTGAGAAAAAAAGTAGAGAGTTTGGGATTTGCCCCGCTGTGAGAATCGAACTCACACACCGTTAAGTGTCACCAGAGCAGAGAAGAAAGTGCCGAGTTAGAGTAGGGAACTCGGCAACCCTTAGAGGTCAGTAATCGCTGAAGATGTACACGGTGCGATAACCTACCTCGCAAGCGGTGAAGTCATAACGCAGGTTCTGATCATAGGTCGCTTCCCAGTCAACTACAACGTGGGAGGGTACATCACCATACACATCAGAGGTGAACTGTTCAGCGAAATCTGCGGTGGATTCGTATTCACCACGATAACGCTCATCGCATCCCTCAACATCAGAAACGCAACCCATCTCACCGATGAGAGCGTCTACTGCTTCATAACCTATTGCCTCACCTACGCGCACATACTCTTCGTAATAGGCAACAAAATCATTCTCATTGTAGGTGTCAATGAACTCCAGCATGTCATCCAGAGCATAGTTCTCATCCAGCAACTCATCGATCTTCTCAACAGCATCAGCGGCGAGAAAATCTTTGTAGGAAGCAGTCAGAGTCACGGTCATTAGAGTCAAGAATGAGGTTGAAATCAGCGGGTTGGGTTTCCCTTTCCCCCTGATGCAATCAGTATGGCACGGCAGGGGGAGCATCGGGGGGTTTGGTGTGCAGTTACCCAACTGGTCGGGCAGCTGGGGAGTTTGTGTCAGAAACTCCCCGTACTATGGGTCACACAGGCAGCGAATCGTTCTCATCCAGTATACCGAACGAAATCTCAAAACCACTGTGGGTGGGATAGATTCCGAAGTAAAGTTTACCCAACCCGAATGCCAGTAACTCATCACCAGAGCGGGCAGATGTATCCAACCCGAAGTAAGCGAAGCGGGAGAGATTGTAGGGAGTTTGGAGTCGCATTGGAAAAAAGAAGTTTGTGAGAATCAAAGACACATCTGATGCATTACATCAGTTTCGATCTGTTTGAGTACATCACCGTTCCACATTTCGGAAATGATGTCACCTTCCTCAGTGTACAATTCACTCACCCAGTAATCGTGAAGCATTGCGTTTGTATCATTGAGATTCTCCAATCCCTGATAGATGGAGGAAACAATTTCGGAATCGTAGATGAACATTAGAAAAAAAGTGAGGGTGGAAAGAGTCAGGAAACGCGGGCAGAATCCCACACATTCCAGAAACAATCCCACGCCCATTCATCAGCAACGAAGGTATCAATCCCCACCTGATCACAAACCCAATCGTATGCTTCCTCACAACCAAGTTGAGTCTCACCCATAAAGTTGTAGAGGGAAGCAATCACCTCACGGAACTTTTGGTTCTCCATTTGTGACAGAAACACCTTGCCAGTTTCGGTGTTGCGGATGATCATTTGCCCTTCGATGTTGTGAGCGGCGTAGAACATTCGGTTGCTTTCCTCAGTACTTTTTAAGAATACAGGATGGGGGCGCCCTTTAGGGGGTTTGGTGTGCGGTTCGGCAACTGGCACAGGGGCAGCTGCCCAGTTTGTGACACTTAAGGCAGAATGAAATAAGTTCACCAGAGGTGCCTAGAATCGCCCGGAGGGTGTTTCTAAGGTGCTCAAGGTGTCAGAGTACCCGATAACACTTTTCAGAGGAATTCTGCCATCAAATAGTCCACTGTGATTTCCAATTCTGCTGCCATTCTTTCTAGCTCTTGGTCAACAATAGTAGATCGGTGAGTGCCATCAATAGCACCATTCTTTTGCTCTTCGTGTTCAATGAAAAGGTCAGCAGTTTCGTTAGTCACTTGACAACAGTCTCCAATTGTGTGTATAATGTGCCTTGTCACCGATGATGACAATCAAGACTCTAAGTTACTACAGATTCTTTAAGTTGCTCTGCGGGATAGTTGAAGAGTTTATTAATCCTTTCAATTTCACTCTCAAAAAACTCCATTGCCTCCAAAGGTTCAATGTCATAAGTGTTAGCAAGTTCATCAAGTTTCCATCTCAAGTCATCCATCTCCAAAAGTTGTGTGAGAATGAATAACCGAACTTCGTGCTTTTGATTGTTCTTCATCAGGCAGCAGCAAGGATTGCGGATTCCATTACAACCTCACGAACATCCATCAGAGAGTAATCATAACCCTCCTTTTCTTCTAGATGGACAAGGTAAGCATTTGCGGTAGAGAAACAGTCAAACAAGCGAAGGGATTTGAAGTCTTCACCTTCGTAATCCCAACCACCAATCACCGCGTAAACCTTAGTCATTTGCTCCGTTTCCGTTTGAGTCCTTAGTATGGCAGGTCTCAGGGGGAACCTCAAGGGGTCTTGTGCCAGTGCCTCAGGTGGCACAGTGGTCATAGGAATGAGTCTCAACATAATGCCAACCTACAGCAGTTGCATCCTCCCGTGAGAAAAACTTACCATGAGTTGTTAATGTTTTGTAGTGATGGCGAATGACTCCATCAGGATGCATTTCGCTGTTTTTGTATACCCAAACATTGTAACCATGCTTTCCTTTGTTGACTTTGATTGGTGATGGATTTCCGCCTTTGATAATCATTTGGCAACCTGAAAACGACCAGAGTTAAAGTTTGCGTGGGAGAATACTTCCCTGTTCACTAGTTTGAAAGACCCGAACTCATTGGAGAGAACGTATCCTTCAGCATCAATTCTGTCTTGCCCAATGTAAGCAGCAGGTCCATCATTGCGACAGATAAAGACACAATCGTCTTTGATGCTCTTTACCAACAACCAGAACTCAATCAACAGTCGATCACAATCAAAGTCCTCAGGGTTGATGACACGCTGTTCACGAATGCAAGCATTAAGTTGTTGCTTGATCTTTACTGCTTCCTTGTCAGAAACAAAGTTGACCACAGTGGACATTTGGCGAGCAAACTTTACCACTTCCTCAACATCAGCAAAGGAAGTTTGACCGTGCTGAATGTAAGCATTGGGTTTCACAAACAGACACTCATCAGTGCTGTCCAGATTGACAGTCAAAGGAATTGCCCAACTATCACGAAGGTCGTCGTTTGCTTCATAACGAGTGTGAGGTGCCACGATGACCTTTTGCTCTACGATTTCAGGAAAGACGTAAGTGATCGTGTTGGGACAAAAAGTATCAGACCCGCTAAAACCAATAAAATCACCTTGGATGATAGAATCGGTGCGAGGTAGACAATCAAAGCAAGCGTGAAGAATAGTCGCAACTTCACCTTGATAGAAGAGGTCAATTTCTTCATGATTGTGGGCGATACGAATCTTTTTCTTGTTAAAAACTGCTTTAGTTCCTACAAAGAACTCACCGCAGGCAGGGTCGATTCCCCATACGATTGCGGGGGCACCATCAATCTTGACCGAAAGGTTGCCAGCAGCAGTGAACCAATCCAGAACAGAAAAATCTCCATTTAAGATGCTGTCTTCGGGGTGTTCGAGGTGTTTGTTTTGCATGACCTTAGTATGGCACGAAATCGGGGGGTCCACAAGGGGTCTTGTGACACTCTCTCAACTGGTTGGGCAGCCGCCGAGTTTGTGACACTAACTCTCAAACATTTGCCAACTCATGAAGTTTATCAACCTCCTTAGGATTCCAGGTGCTAAACATAGTCACACCGTTCAAAACACGCCCCATAGTATCAAGATCAGTCTCAGGATTGTCTAACACTTCATCCATACCAATACACATTAGTTTGTGGACAATAGCGAAGG